CCGGCTAAGGTTCAGCGACCCGAACAGGTTTCGCGTACATTCGTTAAGGCAGCACTCGAAGCAATTGCACAAGCGAAGGACGAGGACGATGAGTAGCCAAGACGATTTTTTGAGCCTTGCAAAGCGTGATTTGGCCGTCGAGCCGGTCACGGTCAAGGGTCGGCAATACTTCATCCATGAGCTATCCGAATCGGATGCGGCTAACATGGAAGTCGAATTGCAGACCAAGAAAGGCTATGACTGGACTGCGCATCGGCGGGTGATGGTTGCCTACTGCCTTCGAGACGAATCGGGGCAGCGGGTAGTAACGGATCCTAACGTACTGCGAGACCTTCCCAGATCGGTTGTCGGGCCCCTTTACGATCAGTGCCTAGAAATTAACAAGTACGACCAGGGCGAAATCGAGGCCCTTGCAAAAAAATCAGAAAGAGCCGACGCCTGAGAGTGGCGTTTAGGCTCTGCCTGAAATGGGGAATCCAGGATCCGGCGGCGTGGATGCAGAGTCTACCCGCTGGGGCTCTTAATCAGTGGATGGCGTGGGACATGGTGGAACCGATGGGGGAACGCTGGATGCAAACCGCAAAGCTTCTTGAGGCCCTCTATTTGCCCCTCTACGCACGCGCCGACGAGGAACCGCCTGACGCATCGGATTTTATGCCGGATCGCTTCTACAGGCCCAAGGTTAGCGCAGCGTCGATTCTCAAGCAGTCGGCTCAATCCTGCAAGGCGATGGCGAACCAAGTGAAATCGATGTTCGGATTTGGAGGCAAGTAGCTATGGCGCAAACGATCAACGTAGCGAATATCCGCATCGGTATGAATGCCGACGGCGGCGAATTCCTTCGAGGCGAATTGCGTAGCATGACGGCTACGCTAAAGCAGTCCGAGCCGTCGATCGATAAGTTCCGGCGTGACATGGGGCTATTTGAGCGGGCATTGCGCGAAGGCGCCATCAGCATTACGCAATTTGTTCAGGCAGAAAACCACCTTATCGCCAAGTACGGTATCGCGACCCAGCAGACCGAGCAACAAACGGCAGCAACCAAGCGACTGGCCCAAGCGACGCAAGACGCATCGAGGACGGTCGACGGTCAAGCAATATCGCTTCGATCACTACAGGCGGCAGCAGGCCAGTACATCGGCATTGCGGCAGGGTTTCAGGCGATCAAGAAATCCGTTTTGCTTGCGACGGAACTAGAGAATAACGCGATCGCTTTCGAGGTCATGACGGGCTCGGCATCTAGAGCCAACACGCTCCTGAAAGAATTCAAGCTTCTCGACGTTCAAAGCCCATTGAACTACGGCGAATTCGCTAGGGCCGGCCAGACGTTGATGCAGTTCGGTGTTGAATCAACTCGGGTATCTCAGCACCTCGAGCGGCTAGCAGCGATCAGCCTTGGCAATCGCGACAAGTTCCAAAGCCTTTCGTTGGCCTTTGGGCAGACCCAAGCAGCGGGCCGGTTGATGGGGCAAGAAGTCTTGCAGATGGTCAATGCGGGATTCAACCCCCTACAGGAAATAAGCCGGACCACTGGTATCAGCATGGTCGAGCTAAAGAAGCGAATAGAGGACGGGCAGATATCCGCTGAGATGGTCGCAAAGGCATTCCAGACGGCTACATCGGAGGGCGGGCTATTCTTCGGCATGAACGAGCGGCTATCGCAATCCATGTCGGGCCAGTTTGCAAAGATGGAAAGCGAAATCAAGGCGGCAGCGATAAGCCTTGGGACCGACTTAATGCCGATGCTCAAGCAGGTCACTGGGATGCTTAGGGAGGGCATTGGAGGCGAGGGCGGCAGTGAGCGAGGGATTATCGGATTCAACATCAAGCTAGCCTCAGATGCTTACGCTTCGCTTTTTGCGGGCATCGGTACGGGCATCGAAAGCGCATCCAAGTCAGTTCGCAATCTCGATCTAACCTCGGGCCTTGTCGGCGCGGTAATGGATGGCCTTAATGCGACGCTAGACAAAAGCCAAGAAATAAAGGACTCCGAACTAGACCGGGAAGCGGCGTTGATTAGGGCAGCCAACCAAGAGGGCGAAATAGCCAAAAAGAAAGCCGAGCAAGTCGAGCAATCAAAGCGGCTTGCCGAAGCTGAAATGGAGCGAACCAGAGCCGAGAATCTTCGAGTCAGCACACTCAAGGCTGATACCGAATTCCAAAAGAAGGCTTTTGGCGACCTATCCAGGCTTCGCGAAGAATACGACAAGCTCACGCTAGGCGACGATGAAGCAAGGCGGCAAAAGCAATCCCGCGACGGCTACAAGCAGCAAGACATTGAGCGTTTTGAGAACATGCAAAAGATGGTTGATGCCGAGAAGCAACGTAAAGACGCGATGAGCGAATCGGCGGCGATCGAAAAAGAAATGATGAGCGACAAGCAAAAAGCAACAGCAGAAATCCAGAGGTTACGGGGCCTCTTCGCTCAATTGACGCCTGAACAGCAAGCCGGATCGATGGGGCAGGCGAACATTGCCAAGCAGGCTCAGGTCCAGCAAAAGCTATCCGACCCAGCGGCAGATATTGCCAAAAACATCGCCCCTGCCTTGAAAGCCGGATCCAAAGAGGCCTTTGCGTTCCTGTTGAATCAGCGAACCGACGCAGCGGAAAAAGCGGAGCGGAAAAAATACCAAGATCAAATGCTGGTTGAGGCTCGAAAGGCCAATGAACTTGCATTGACAGCACCAAGATTAGCGGGGGCTAGGTAATGGCTAACGAATTGGTAGGCGCGGAACTTCGCAAAGGATCTGGCTTTGCTCGCAAGGGTCAAGGGTTTCAACTTATCCTAGGCGAAACCTGGAACTATCGCGTAAAGACCGATCAAGTTACCAGCAATCGCCAGAGCATCCTCTACGATACGCCTGGACTCCCTCGGGCCGGATTGCTCTACGGGCCACTAGGCTTAATATGCGATAGCGTAGATTGCGACCGAGAGGAAAAGCACGCTCTTTACTGGCTAGTCACGGCTCGATTCCAGACGGGGACCGAAGAACAAAAACAGAATTCGGAAAACAATCCAGACCCGGCAACCTGGATACCGATTTTCAAAATCGATTCGTTTGTGACGAAAGAAAAGGTTCTAGCCAAGGATCGATCGACGCCAGCTAAATACCCGGTCAATTCAGCGGGCACGCCATTCGATCAGCCGCTAACGGATACGTCGAGCTTTTGCCAATTTTCTTTCGTTCAGTTCGACGACCCAGGGCTAAAGCTAAAAGACTTCCTAGACCGAAACGACATTGTAAATACATCGGCGTTTACGGCATTAGGCCAGACGTTTGCGGCTAGAACCCTACTCCTGGAGGTTCAAGAGGCTGAATTGGGCTCGTATGCGGGCTATGCGGCATGGAGAGCCAAATACAAGGTGACTTATGACCCTGACACGCACGATGAGAAGCGGGCCGACATTGGGCCATTCTACAAGTCGGGCGGGCAGACGCTTCGATACATGGACTCGACCAACACTTTCCCGATGGTAGGTGCCTTGAACGGATCAGGGGCAAAAGCAACTGACCCGGCCGAGTTGGTTTTTCGGTGCAAGAAGGAAGTCGAATTTTCCACCATTATCAGGACTTCCTAAATGGCCGATACGACGCTCTACGCTTTTAACAATGCCGACAGTCAAGCCTTGCTCGGCATGATCGGAGCGACGAAGCCAAGCGGCTCTATTAGTTCGGATTTGGTATCGACTGCGGATATCCTTGTGGCGGTGGCTACCTCGGCGATCACGGCTAGGGCCGGAACCACGTTGGGCGTAGGGACGGCATCGGCAAAGCAGATTTCGGATGCTAGGGTATTGTCGAATTTGTTCGGGTCGGACATCGAGGTTTTGAATCCTGGTTCAGCGATCGCCAACGGGGCTAGCTTGATTTGCTTTCGGGTTGGCAATCGTTGGATCGGCGTGGAGATTTGCTAAATGGGAACAATGGGCGGTTGCTGTTGCGATTGTTGTCTCGATGCTGAGGACATGCCATTTACGAGCGTTTCGCTAATTGCCCCAACCGACGACTGCGAAGGGGGGCTAGGCGATGGGCTAGGCGGTGGCGGTGTTGGCATTGGCGGTGGGCCGGAAGAGCCTATTTATCCATCGGCTGAGTTCGTTCCGGTCAATTGCTGTTTCATCGCCGATTTCAATTTAGCTTGCCAGCAATACACGAAAAATTGCGCGGTTCTTGCAACGCTTCAAACCGACATTAGCGCGAAGTTCGAGTATTACCGTAGGCGAATACCCTACCTTGCAGACGGAAACGATCCGGTTTCATGCCCCTGCGAGCTTATTCAATCAAACCTTGTCAGCGAGCAGACCATCCATAAAGCTTGGTGGCTCGAACGGCATAAGCTAGTGGCCTTGCGAGTTCACGTTGGTAAGATTCGCGTTCAATGCGAGGGCGGCGAATCAGCCTGTAAATTCTATGTTGCGGTTAGTTACATCTTTGAGCATTGCGAGTTTGTGCTTGGGTGGGCTACGGGCGGCAGTTTCTACGCTGAGTTTACAAACAGCTACGATTGCACCGGGGTTTACAGAGACGGGACTTGCAGTTTTAGCAATCAATTTGAAAACTCAAGCACGATCAACGACTGCAACGATTTGATGGCAGCGTTTCCGGCTCAATACTGCAGTGAGTTTCAGCAAAAGATCATAAGCCGGATCAAGCTATTCGACACGTTGCCAACGGGCCAAATATCTATTTCGGATGCGGATTACCCTCCGGTAAGTTGTTGCGGCGGTGCGACTGGCTGCACGATAACAGGAAGCCCTTGCGGATTGGCTATCATCGATAACTGTATGCCGAACTTGCCCCAGTTCGACGAGCCGTTTCCGGCGTTCTGCCAAGCGTCGCTCGGGCAGCCGCCATACGAAGAGGGATGCGAGATCGTTGTGGGATGTCCGGTGATTCGAGAAATACCGTTTCCCGAAAACGTAGACGATCGATGCTTCAACTACTTTATCTACAACGAATCTGTGGACTGCTTTGTTCTCGTAGGAGGTCAAGGCGCGGGCAG